GGGATGAGACTTTGGAAGGAAGGAACGTCAGAGAGTTGTGATAAAGACTTGTTTCGAAATGCAAACGGTGATATAGTCACTGCATATCAAACTATACTAACTAACTTACAAAGGATCACATAAACCTATGGAAGAAAATCCATTCTGGGGTGAACCCACCCCCACTGACTTGTGGGATGACATGGATAAACTTAATTGTCTTTATGAAGAACTTGAGTGGGACCATACTGATTACCTTGAGTTTACAATTGAGGATAATCATATTACTATTAGGAATAGATCACGGGAGGGTAGGTGATGACTGCTCTTAATGAAAAAATTGCAACTGCAGAAGCAAGGATTAAAGAACTTGAATTGCTGATTGCAGAATGGAAAAAACAATTAGAAACCAAAGAAAAATTATGAAAATCTTTTTAGATACTGCTGATGTCACAGAGATTAAAACCAGATGGACTACTGGTTTGATTGATGGCATCACAACCAACCCTTCTCTGATTCGTAAGAGTGGTAGGAATCATGAGGATGTATATCAAGAACTTAAAGATGTTGGTATCAATGATATCAGTATGGAAGTGATTGGTAGTGATGTTAATATGATCTCTGAAGGTAAGAGACTTCATAAGAAGTTTGGTAAGTGTGCTACTATTAAAGTCCCTTGTACTAGAGACGGACTTCGAGCATGTGCTAAGTTAAGTGTTGAAGGTATCAGAGTTAATGTGACTCTTGTTTTCTCTGTAGCACAATCAATTCTTGCTTCTAAGGCAGGTGCAACATACATCTCACCATTCGTTGGTCGTTTAGATGACATCTCCTTTGATGGTATAGGACTCGTGAAGGACATTGCAGCACTCTATAGAGAGCAAATGGTCACAACACAGGTTCTAGCAGCATCTCTGAGGGATGTGAGGAGTGCTGGACAGTGCTTCTCTGTTGGTGCTGATATAGTTACGATGCCCACCAAGGTATTCGATGGAATGTATGAACATATTCTTACTGATAAGGGTATGGATATCTTTGATAAGGACTATGCAAAATCTATAGAAGGTCTGGAGATTAAAGCGGTATGAAAAACTTCACAGTCTTTGCTAAGGATGGTTGCACCCACTGTGAAAAGATAGAAGAGGTGCTTAAATTGAGTGGTCTAAATTTCGTAACGTATAAATTAGGAAAGAACTTTGATGAAAAAGGTTTCGTTGGTGAGTTTGGGGAAGGTGCAACTTTTCCTCAAGTCGTAATGAATGGAGAGAAACTTGGTGGGTGTGTTGACACAGTAAAGTTCTTACAAGAAAAGCAACTAATTTAATGTCACAAAATTTCGAAGAAACATATTATATTTTAGAGGAATCTATAGAACTTGCCTTTAAAGGTCAGTTCGTGATAAAATTGTATGAATATTTTCAATCAAGAGGAGTAACTAAAGTAGAAGCAGATGAATTTCTTAAGAGTTCTACTGCTCACGAGATTGGTTCTCTTATTGTTGAACTTAACGAATACATTAAAGGAGGTAAAGACAATCAACATCAACAATTGAGGGAGGCATATCATCATATTCCTAAACCTCAAGCAAGAAAGATAAGAGATTATCTTTCAGGTATACTAGAAGACGCAGTGAGGTATAGTGATGACAAACGAAGAGGAAGAAAAAGACGATCTAAATAATGACAAGACCGAAATCAATAAAGGTTTTGAGTTATTATTAAGAAACAGGAGGAAAGAGGAACCAAAGACCAAAACAATCCAGGTACAGTTCTCTATTTTTGGTAGAGAGATTACTTTTTATCTGGACATCAAGAAAAAATAATCTTCGGAGGAATATTATGTTACAAGAAGTAACCCCTTACATCCTTTTCTATGCTGGATTTGCAATACTTGCTACATTTGTGTTAGGATTCTTTGGAGGTTGGATTGCCAACAATGTAACATCCCAGTTCCTCAACAGACCAGTTCCTTATACTGTTCATCCAGAGATGTTTGATGAAAATGGAAATTTAGTTCCCGATGAAATTTTAGCCCTACGATTTGAAAATTACAATGACACCGACGACGAAGAAGACGACGACTAGGAAACCAGCCGTCAAGAGAGTTAAACTTCCACCTAATCCTTTTATCCATGAGATACTTGAACTCGTAGGAGAACAAAGGACAAAGGCAAAGAGAGTTGATATACTTAAGGAGTATAGGGATGACTCACTAACTGCTATTCTTATCTGGAATTTTGATGATAGAGTACAGTCTGCAGTTCCTGATGGTCAGGTTCCTTACAAAGAGAATGAAGTACCTGTAGGAACAGACCATACTTCATTACGTAGAGAGTGGAAGCAATTGTATCACTTTATTAAAGGTGGTAATGACACGTTGAGTAGTCTCCGTAGAGAGTCTATGTTCATTCAGTTACTTGAAGGACTACATCCTGATGAGGCAAAGATTATTTGTAAGGTGAAAGATAAGGATTTGGAATCTTTGTATCCAAAGGTAACACTTGATGTTGTCAAAGAAGCATTCCCTGATATAGTATGGGGTGAGAATAGAGGATCATGACAGCACCAGTTGGAAAAGCACCAAATGAATTGAAAGAGAAACCAACAAAACCATCTTCTGCATGGTCTTCTGAAGAGAAGAAACTTATTGGTACTTATGGTTGTCAATTAATATATGAAGATGCTACTCAAGAACAGTTGGTAGATAGGAAAGTTCCAACTGATACTATGATTGTAACCTACAAGACAGAGGAGAAGGTTCATCGGGATCTTTGTCGTGGTTCAAAGATTAATATATTTGATCTATACTATGACAAGTTTGGTAAAGGTTCTCTTGTATCAATTGATTGGGGTCATGGGAATATTAAACCTTCACAGTGGGGATATAAACCACCTGAAAAGAAGAGGAAGAAGAGATGAAGAATGACGATGAATTACTTAAGGCTCAGGTGAATGCTATCATTCGTGATGAGATTCAGGAAGGAATAAATGAGTACATAGATCAAACTGAATCAAAACCAGTTGGTTTTGTTGACAATAAAGATGAGAAGTTGAAAGTTAATATCCCTAATGCAGAAGTTGATAAACTTATAAAGAAATATAAAAAGATTAAAAAGAAACAGAAATCCAATCTGTATCAGGCAAAATTACTAGATCAACACGGGAAACCACTATGAGATTAGGCATAATGTGTTCTGGAAATGGTTCAAATTTCGAGAACATTGTGCGTACTTGTAGATATGACGAAGTTGTGTTAATGATCCATAACAAAAAGGATTGTGGAGCAGTAAGAAGAGCAAATAAATTTGGAATAAATCATTGTTATGTTTCTCATAAGAATGAAGATGAGATGGTTAAATTATTTGAGGCATGGCATGTAGATCTTATTATCCTTGCAGGATATATGAGAGTGATTAAAAATCCTGCTGCTTTCCCTTGTCCTATCATCAATGTTCATCCATCATTACTTCCAAAGTATAAAGGATTGAATGTAGTAGAGAGAGCAATGGAAGCAGGTGAGGAGAAGACTGGATGTACCGTTCATTATGTGAATGAAGAGTTGGATGGTGGTGAGATTATTCTGCAAGCAGAAGTTGAGATTATGCCACACGATACTGTTAAGACATTGACAAAAGCAATACAAAGAAAAGAATATGCAATCCTACCAGCAGCAATAGAACATGTTAAGCAAAGAATACCGATTAAAAGTAACTGAAATTGCTTGTAAAATTAAATTACAGAAAGAGGTGACATTATGTGACATGGTATGGTATAATAAGATTATAAAATATAATGCACACGCACGAGGAATACATGAGAGAACAGTTAATTAAAGCGTTACTATCACATGCTCAAGGTGATATTAACAAACACGTTGCTAATGTTGAGGTTTATTTAACCAACCCTGCTGGTATTGGAGAGCATTCTGATATAACAGATGCAATAGAAAATGAATTGAATATTATTGCCAAGTATCATGACCAGATTGAGGTGCTCCAGAAGTACTTTATAAAGAAATCATAAAGATTGTATCAAAGAATACATATATGCTTGACTATATAGAATATGTGTGTTAGCATTAACACATCGTTCATCCCACAAGGGACGCAAGTAAGTCACGGAACGGAGCGTTCATCCCATGATACCTTTCCTTTTGGCATCATCCCTATCTTGCTCTGACGCTGAAGTTCTCATTGAGAAGTTCGACAAGAGTAATGTTCCTCAAGAACAAAGGGTAGAGTTGGTCAGAGTTGTTAAAGACTCTACAGAAGCTGGGTGTTGGGACGCAAATGGCTAAAGGAACGGAGTTAAAATTCCAACTACTTTAGGAGCAATCCAATGGCAAAAGTTAATTACAGGGGTGTCGAGTATGACACCGCAGAGTACAAAGCAAAAGTACTCTCTGAAGCACAGCAGAACCGCAATCATGATCTAATGTATCGTGGTATCAAGGTTAAGAGTAAGGCAATCCCTTGCAGCTGAGCACCAAACTTACTTTGCAGATACGTTTAGAGAGAGGAGTGTTTGACACTCCTCTTTTTTTGTATTATAATTAATGGCAAAGGAAATTCTAATGAATAAAAGTAAACTTAAAGTTTTATTAGCTGCCTTAAAACAAGTGGTTGATGAACTAGAA